AGAGAGTGTTCAAGAACGGTTAGCGAGGGTGCTTCGTGAGGTCTATCTCGACACCCTCAAAGATGGGAGCGAAGAGGAACAAAGGGGAATGGTGACGCGGTCTCGCTTCGATCGAGCGTGCGTTAAAGCGCTCGGTGTCAAGAGAGACAAGGACCGTCGCACTTTAGACGGCTATTGGGCGACCGCTCAGGCGCTGGATTATATTATCTTCCCCAAGGTTGACGAGATCCTGCGCGGTAAGGAGAACGACTTCTCTAGAGCGATAGTGAGAGAGGACATCTGGAAGAACGGCGGGCGTGTCGTTGCAGAAAAGAATGAAAGAGCAGCTGCCTCGTATGTCCCGGAATCGGGAAAGATCGAGGTGGTCAGATGACCAAGTGCAACAAGGCGACCACCATTAAGATCGAGCTGTATACTGACGAAGAGGGAGAATGGCTTTACGGGACGGTAGAATGCAATAGCTTTCAATCCTACCACATCGACGGCTCGAAAATCAAGGATCTGCTCAAGGCGATAGAAGAAATCGCCAGCGACACACCTAAGGAGGCGGTGCGGTGAACAAGCACCACGCGTGCCCGATATGCGGCTGCACACTCTCGCTGAACCAGGCCGCCATCGTCAGGCACATCGCCTCGGTGGACATGACGTCACTGCACAAGGACGACGTCGCTAGATCGCTCACGCCATTAGGAATCGCCAGGGCGCTGGGGATGAATAAGAAGTATGTCTACCTCGACCTTGAACAGCTGTCTCTCGCAGGCTTGGTGGAAAGCAAGCGCCGAGTCTCCTATAAAGAGAGCAGGCGCACATCGAGCGCTGCCGTCCACACGCTCACCAGGGAAGGATGGAAGATCGCCGACCGCCTCAAGGAGGGAGCTAGATGAGCGAGGACCTCGAGAGCAAGGTCCTCCGTATCGTCAAGGATTGGAACGGTGGGATCTCTGCTTACAAGATCTCCCTGCTGCTTAACAAGGCGAACATGGTGGAGGTGCGAGATGCGCTTAGATCGCTGCAGGAGCAGGGGCTGATACATCTCGAGCTCAAAGAGACGCAGGAGTATTTCGTCGCCGGACCGCCTGAGGAGCTGCAGTCGGAGGATTGCGACCGGTCATCGATACTGTCGCCGGCACCAATTACAGACGCAGTACCTGGTAGCAAACATCCAGGGAAGCAGGACCTGCGCTGCCCTCACAAGGACTGCTCGTACGTGGGAGAGGACGAGGCGGGACTGCACAAGCACATGAGCAGGGCGCACAACGACCGTTCTTGGAAGAAAGCGCTGAAGGATGCAGAGTTGCACTGCCCCGTCGATGGATGCGAGACCGTCAGCACCGGACGGTTCGCCCGCCCGTCCATGATCACTCATCTCGTCAAGAAGCATGGAATGACCAGGGAGCAAGCCAAGAGAGCGCTGGGAAACACCCTCCGCCAAGAAGAAGAGAAGAAACCGACGGAGGAGACTGCCGTCGATCCAGGAACGGAGCAGGGACCGAGCGTCGAGCATACGGCTCCGATGGAGGGAACCGTGGAAGTGACCGCGATCTGCGAGCTTCCCGAGGCCTCCGCCGTCGAGCAGCTCCCCGTCACGGAAGATCACCCCGAGGAGGACGTCTTCGACCGCATGTTCCACCACTGCCGAGACATCGAGCGGAGAGCTCACCGCGAAGGCTACGAGGTCAACGTGCAGCTGGGTCGCCGGGACGTCTACTCGGGCAAGAGAGCGAACTACTCGGCGAAGATCGAGTTCGAGGCCTCGGAGGGGACGTCATGAGCCTCACCCTCTGGTTGTATCAGTGCACTGGTCACTGCAATACTCTCGAACGCGAGAGGTGCTGGGCGGTCTTTTCGGTCACCGTCGATCAGTCCGTCAAGTGCCCGGAGTGCGGCGGCAACAAGGCCCGCTTGATCTGCAAGATCGAGGGACCTCGATGATCATGGAGAGCGACGCCGACCGGTTCGATCGAGAGGTCATTCGGCTCAGGGGTGAAGAGAAGAGCTACGCGCAGATCTGCGAATACCTGGGGATAGGGGAGAACCAGCTCAGGGTCATATGCCGGCGGCTGCTCAGGAGGGGAGAGCTCTCCAAGATACCTCAATCGGAGAGGTGGAAAAGGGGGCGCCGCCCTTGACCGCCGTGGGATGCCTGGCCAAGGACTGCAACGAGGTTCGAGATGGTGTCTGCCCCCGGCCGAAGGTGGTGATCGACCAGCACGGTCTCTGCACCGTATATCAAGAACAGTGCCGCAAAGAGATGGAGGAAAGGAACCGCAAGATCAAAGAGGCGTTTTCCAACGGTCAAACACAGCTCGCCAAGGACATCATTGACGGGAAGGAACCGCACCCCGATCGCATCCAAGTGGAATGCGGCAAATGCCAGAACTACGTCCAACTGGAACCGGAGGAGATGAGCAAGCGCTGCCCGTACTGCGGCAGAGAGGTGAGGCGACCATGACCGCCACTTACGAGCAGCGGAAGCGGTACAAAGAGAAGATAATCAAGTGGTACCGCGAACTCAACGCCCAGCAAGTATGCGTCTGCTGCGGCAAGCCGGGAGAGGAGGACGACCCTATCGAGTGGCATCATCCCGATCCCTCGAGCAAGCGGGACAACATCGCTCGCCTGGTGCAGCAAGCTCACAGCATCAAGACCATCATGCGCGAGGTCGAGAAGTGCGTGCCCATGCGCCACAGCTGTCACGCGAAGTTAGAAGGCAGGGTGGAGAACGGGAGCGAGGTGTCGCAGCTGAGGACATCGACACCTGTGGAGGTGGCCACTCATGGCTGAACCAATCGTCATTAAGGGAAAGTGCTACCAGAAGGGCTGGTTCTTCGGCTTCTATGGTAGGAAAAACAAGAGTCACTTCTCGATCTCCGCTTGCCTTCCAGGCGGGGTGAGCCTTCACGAGAAGAATATCCGAATGACCATCGAGATACTCGATAAGGAGGAGAATAGATGAACGATGACTTGCCGTTGCTCCAGAGGCCTTCGCGCAAGTTCGAGGATTTCTGCATCATTACACCTGCCGATACGCGCTTGTGCGGCAAGACCAAGATCGATGCCGGATGCAGGCGCGATAAGAACGGGAAGAGATGCACGGCTCTCAAAAGAAGGGAGAGGAGAGTGAGTGGACGTGACTAAGCGCAGAGGCCCGAAGCGCGGGCCGGGAGGGCGATTTCTAAAGCACAACGCCCAGCGGGACGAATCGCCGTCACGCCCAGCGGGGTATTCTCGTAACGAGGAGATGGGGAAAGCGGCATCAACGCCCAGCGGGACGACGGGAAGGATGTGCGAGGAGTGTGGTCTCGTCCTGCAGGAGACGAGGGTTCGCATTCATAGACATGTTCTTTTCATCTCCTGCTGTCCACGGTGCTCGCCGAATCCCGTTGAGATACTGCAGGCGGAGTGAGGAGGAAGGGGATGGGATATAAGGCGCAAATTATGCTAGCCTGCAGAAAGGCGGGGAGGCGGGGCAAGGCCTTCGACTACAAGGACGTGATGCAGAAGCTCCCTAAGAGCTGCTACTCCCCTACCGACTGGCAGGTCATTCGCACCCTGCAGCACGCCCCGTACTTGGAGGTCGCTGAGAAAGGGAAGCACCGCAAGCTCACCAAATACCGCTTGAAGGGGCGTTGTATAAGAGCACGTGCCGAGTTCGATGAGCGAGGGAACAAGGGAGCGATGACGCGCTCCGGGGCGGAACGCGAGGCTCACGACCCGGCCGCCCCTCCTTCGCACGGTGAAGGCAAATGCCGAAGACCAAGCTCACGCCGGAGGTCATCGCGTCGCTCAAGATCAGCATAGAGAACGGGCAATCCATAGAGGACGCCTGCCTGCTCGCCGGCATCGGCAAGACCTCGTTCTACGATTGGGTGAAGCGTGCGGAAAGGGGAGAGAAGCCATACGTGGCGCTCCTGAACGCAGTTAAAAGCGCCGAGGCCATGGATAAGCAGTGGCACCTGAACAACATCAGGAGGCACGCCATCAAGTCATGGCAGGCATCAGCGTGGTACCTGGAGAGGCGGTGGCCGATGGAGTTCGGGCGCAGAGAGGCGGTGGATCCGAGCTATGGTCAGGACGAGGGCGCCGTGGAGCTCGTGATCAAGGACGAGACCGAGGAGAAGGAAAGGGCAGAGCGGGCATAAGATGTACGATAGCACGCTGCGCATCGAGTACACTCTGAACCGCATGCAGTCGCTGTTCCACCGCTCTCCGGCCAAGTACAAGGCCTTCATCGCCGGCATCGGTGCCGGCAAGTCCTTCATATCCTGCTTCGAGGGGGTGCTGGCCTCGACGCAGCCCGGAAGCCTCGGCGCCATCGTGGCCCCTAACTACCGAATGCTCAGAGACTCCACATACCGCACCTTCATGGAAGTCTGCCCCAGGCGGCTCATTCTCAAGGAGCGCGAGGCACGCAACGAGATCATCGTGCGAACCGAGGGCAAACCGTCGGAGGTCCTGTTCCGCTCCGCCGACGACCCCGAGAACCTGAGAGGCCCGTCCCTGGCGTGGTTCATCTTGGACGAGGCGTCCCTGATGGACTACCGCACTTGGCAGATCATGATCGGCAGGCTCCGGCAGCCTGGGTACAAGCACATGGGGCTCCTGGCCACTACCCCGAAGGGCAAGAACTGGGTGTACAGGGTGTTCGTGGACAAGCCGACCGAGAAGCACGCCGCGTTCACCTGCCCAACCTCGGTGAACAAGAGGAACCTCCCGGAGGGCTTCATCGAGGACCTGCAGGCGCAGTACGCTGGGGACTTCCTGCGGCAGGAGCTGCATGGGGAGTTCGTGGCCTTCGAGGGATTGGTGTACCCGCAGTTCGATCAGGAGCTGCACGTCGTGGAGAACGCCCAGCTACCGGCGGTCAAGCTGTACCGCCGCGTGGTGTGTGGTATAGACTGGGGGTTCTCCAATCCGTTCTCTCTATTGGCGATAGGCATCGATGGGGACGGGCGCGCCGACGTCATCGATGAGGTGTACCTGTCCAGGCTGGCCCCGGAGCAGGTGCTCGCCTACTGCAGGGGCTTTCAGGACACCTATCGCCCGGACACTTTCTTCTGCGATCCGGCGGAGCCCGCCAACATCAAGATGCTGTGCGACGCCGGTCTGAACGCCGTGGAGGCGCCGAACGACGTCATGCCCGGGATCTCCCTCGTCTCTTCCTATCTGCCGCGGCAGGCGGACGGACGGACCAGGCTGCGCGTCGCCCGGCGCTGCGTCGGTCTTATCAGTGAATTCGGACAGTACCAGTATGGGAAGGATCGGGACGGAAGGTCCACGGAGAGGCCGGTGGACGCAGCCAACCACTCTCTCGCCGCCCTGAGGTACGCGCTGATGGGCGTGGCCACCATTAAGAAGGCCAATCCCAGCCGGTTCCTGAAGTACGCGTCGCGCTGAGCCGTTTGTATAAATCCACGTGCCGCGTCCTCATCTTTCGGGATGCGCGCTGTAGATTACGCCCGACGCCTTCTATCGAGAGCTCCAGCTGTACAGCCGCGCACCTATCCTTCTAGCCAAAAGAAGTCGGGCGCCGAGCTCTTCTCCAAGCGCGATCGCTCTCTCAAAGAGCTGGAGTCGTACGAGGTCCGGTACGTTCAAGGCGGTCCCGTTCGAGAGGCTATCGACTCTTACGCGCTCTTCGCGCTGAGCAACGGCTTCTATGTGGACGGCAAGGACGAAGCATTGGTCAAGGACGTCCAAGCTCGATTGGAGGAGCTGGATGTCGAGAGCTCGCTGTGGCAGGGCATCGTCGACGCCCTGGTATTCGGGGACGCCTTCCAAGAACTAGTCCCTGGGCAGGGGCTGAGAACGAACGACGTCGTCATGATCCAACCCCGGCCGGCGAAGATGTTCGACATCGTCACCGACGACCACGGCATCAAGACCGGCTATATCCAGTACCGTGACAACCTGTGGAAGCAGCGCATTCCTCTGGAATTGGATCACATCTTGCACATCTCTCTCTTTCACGTGGGAGGGTCGAAGTACGGTCTTTCCTTGATAGGAACGGCCAAGGACGACATCGACCGCGATACCCGGACGATCGACGGCATCGTGAACGCCATCGAAGCTCACGGCAAGCCTCGCTATCACGCTAGGGTGGGGGAAGAGGGAGAGGATGTCGATCAGCCGGTGCTCGATCGCATCGCCGACCAGCTCAAGGACCTGCGGACGAACGCGGAGCTGGTCACCTGCAAGGATACCGAGATCACCGTGCTCGATGCCGGCGGGGTCGGCAATACCAAGGTGTACTCCGACCTGACCATTCAGCGCCTCGCCTGCGCTCTCGGTACCCCGGAAGAGATCCTCGGCCTCGGCCGCGGCAGTACTGAGGCGACCGCTACCGTTCGTCAGAAATGCTTCGAGATGAAGATCGGCACCATCCATCACAAGCTGGAGCGATGCTACAACTCACAACTCATCGACCGCTTGTCCGGAGTGGAAGGGGCGGTCAAACTCAAGTTCAACGACGTCTCGCCGGAGGACGAGATGAAAGAGGTCGACTACGTCACCAAGGTCCTCAACGCCGACCCCATCAGACCGCTTGTAGGAAGGAAGTGGGCGCTGAAGCGCCTGAAGATCTCCGAGCAGGAAGCGGAGGACGACGGAGGTGACCTCGACGTCCTCCCCCAGTAGACGCGTCGATCCTCGCAATCCCACCGGCATGAGAGCAGTGGAGGCGCGGAACGTCCGTGCCGCCCAGACGTCCATCGATAGGGCGGTGGCCAAGATCCTCAAACAGGTGGAAGCACAGGGGATCACCGACCCCGTGAAGATCCAAAGGTTGGTGCAGAGCGAGCTTGACGCCTGGGGAGAGGTGGCAAAGAAGCTGGCCATCGAGAGGGTGCGCGATTCCGTTCGAAAGGGCGTCAACCGATCGTCGCAGCTGCTGCACGCGCTCAAGATCGACCCGGCCAAGGAGCAGACGCTCGCCCTGGTCTCCAAGACCGTTACCCCTGGACAAATCGTCCTATCGACCGGCAGCGCCGATGCTGTGGCAGCTGATCTGAAGCAGCGACTCACCGCCGTGCTCATAGAGACCGGCGGCGGTCCGAGGGGAGAAGTGCGCACCAAGATCAAGGAGGCGATAGCCGGACCGCGCAACCGAGCGAGCGTAGCGGCCTCCGCGGAGACGATGGAGCCCTTCAGGCAGACCACCACCGAGGTATACAAGCTCAACGGCATAGCGACGGTCACTTGGTATACCGAGCAGGACGAGAAAGTATGCGACGAGTGCCGCGCCAGGCACGGAAAGCGCTACCGCATCGACCGCATCCCTGAGCCGCATGAGCGGTGCAGGTGCGCCCTGCTCCCGGACGACGAGGAGGTGGACTGATGCCGTACAGCTCCGTCTCAGAACTGCCTTCGCATGTCCGTAATGCGCTCACAGTTCATCAGCAGGAGATCTTCCTCGCCGCCTTCAACGCGGCGCACAAGGACGGGAAGAGCGAGGGATCTTGCTTCAAGATAGCTTGGGCAGCCGTCGAGAGGTCGAGAGAATCGTCCCGATCGGACGACAAGGTCAGGATGCTCAACCGCGACCTTGGCATGGAGAGCTATATCGAGGTGGACGGTGGCCTTCTCGTTAAAGACGTTCCACTGCTGGCCGTGGGCACGTGGCGGGACAGCAACGTACGCACCTCGCTGTACTACCCGGCAGACGTACTGAGGAAGTACGCGGACAACTGGTACTCTTATTCTTACTGGTCGAGGCACAGCGGCGGAGTTCCGCGCTCTATACTCGACCTCATCGGCGAAGCCCGGAACGTCCGGTTCGACCCCAACTACAAAGAAAATGGAATGGTCGAGCCCGGCGCCATTCTGGGCGACGTATTCTACGACTACTCCACGCAGCAGGGAAAGGACGCGGCGGCCAAAGCGCTCGCGCGAGCCAAAGCGAACAAGCCACTCGCCGTGAGCGTGGAGCACGGCGGAGGGGAGATATGGAACCCCGTGACCAAGCGCAACGAGGCTACGAGCCTATGGTTCTCCGGCCTCGCCAGCGTGGAAAGGGGGGCGTGCGAGCGGTGCAATCTGCCGAGAGCCAACGAGAACGGCGACGCCGGCGGACCAGGAGCGAACGACATGAACGACGAGGAGTTCAAACAGGCCCTCGCCGACCTGAAGGCCGAGATACTGGCCGAGGTTGACGCAAAGATCGCGGCAGCCAAGGACAAGCCTGAGGCCGAACCGTCGGCGGAGATGAGCAAGCTGAGCGCAGCCTTGGACGGCTCCATCAAAGAGCTGGAGAAGGTCAAGAAGGAGAACGAGGGGTACGCCAAGCGCCTCGAGGCGCTGGAGAAGAGGCCGAGCCCCAGGACCGTTCCGGAGAACGAGAGAGATCTCGAGGAGCTCGTCGTCCCGGAAGGCTACACCGTGAGGAGGAATTAGAATGGCTGACATTGCGGCATTCACGAGCATCAGGAACGTCCTGCACTCCGGAGACAACATCCAGAACTACATCGCCGGGGCGGACATCAAGGCCGGTCAGGTGGTGGCCATTCACGGAACCGGAGTGAGCATGACCGTTCATCCGGCCGTCAAGGGAACGACCGCCATGCCCGCGGGCGTGGCTCTGCACGACGCAGCCAGCGGAGACAACGTCGCCGTTGCCGGTCCGGACTGCATCGTGTACGTGGCCAACGCGGACGACACCACCGCCATCGACGCCGGTCACGAGGTGGAGGACAACGACAACGCCGTCGGAGGGACGGTCAGCGAGATCGCCGCGAACAGCGGGGCTGCGACCGCTTCGTACGTCTACATCGTGGGAACGACCGTCGACGACATCGCCGGCGCAGGCACCGGGAGGATCCGGCTGATCTGCTCCAAGGGAACGCTCCCCAACGCATCGTGAGGTGACCAAAATGACACAACTACTCAAGGACTTCCTGAGGGTGGCGCTGTCCGACAGCAAGGCAGAAGCGAGGAGACTGGCTGAGGCGCCGCACATACGAAAGCTGGGGTACTACGACGAGAACGGCAAGGTGCAGCGCGTCAGAGAGCTGCTGCTCACCGGGGACATCGAGGGCACCAACCTCATTCAGACCGAGGTCGTGGCCACCGTGGTGGAGGGAGCGCAGCCGGCCAAGGCGTTCATGGACGTCCTGCCGATCGACCGCACCAAGGGAGAGACGCTCAAGTGGCCGTACGGCGAGACCGGCGTGTACGCCGGCAAGTATGCGCAGGGAGCAGAGATAGCCATCCGCACCCAGGACTACAGTGCGGCGGACTACGATGCCAGTGAGGTCATCGCTCAAAGACCGCTGATCAGCGACACCATGATCGAGGCCGGCAAGGTGGACGTCATCGAGGAGGAGATCAAGTTCGCCTCCGCCGCGGTGATGAACAAAGCGGAACGCATCTGTCTCTCGGAGATCCTGGAGAACAGCGGACAGGAGCACGACACCGCCTCGAGCGCCGGTAATCAGGGACTGAAAGCGGTCGTCAAGGCCGCCACCAAAGTAAAGGGGCAGAACTGCAAGCCCGACGTGGTAATCATGCACCCGGACGCCGAGGGTCTTTGCCTCGCCGACCTGGTCATCCCGCAATCTCCGGGAAGCGATCAGGTAGCTCGCAGCTCGTTCATCCCCGACGGTTACATGGGGATGAAGTGGCGGGTGTGCAATGTCGTCGACGACTCCAGCACCTACGCCTGGGCCTACGCTGCCGACACCGATATCGGCATGCTCGTCCTGGACTCCAGGAGAGCGGGCGGCATCTACCTGCCCCGCGACCTGACCGTCAAGGACTACAAGGACCCCATCAGGGACATGACCGGCATGACCATCACCATGCGTATGGACTGCCAGAGCCACATCGCCAATGCGGCGTGCCGGGTGGAGTTCTAAACCCCTTCCCTCTTTCTTCTTTTTGGAGGGCAACATGGTCCTGAGCCAGCGCAACTCCGGGAAGTACCTGAGCAAGGAGTGGCACGATAAGAGAGCGCAAGCGCTGGTCGATCGCACGCGGTTCAGCGACGCCGAGCTGGAATGGCTGGAGGTCGGGGAGAACGAAGGGAGAGGCAAGCTCGACCGAGATAACTTCCTGGCCGAGACGCAGCCGTTCGGCGAGAGCGTGTACTACGGCGTGACCAAAGTCAAGAGGTACGACGTCCGGGACAGACCGGAAGCGGGAGGCATAGAGTAAATGGCATTATTGGAATATCTTGTGATGCTGGCGTTGCTACTGGCAGCGGCAGCGATAGCAATGGTGGTTAGAGCGGAGGACGATCCGAAGACCCCGTGGAGCAAAGCGTATCTCGCTGCTCACATCAAGGTCTTCGTATACGCGCTCATAGCGGCGTGGTTGGCGATGTGGATCTTCGGATACGACATCTTCCAGCCGAAGGACTTCTTGAGCGTGCTCGGTGTAGCGTACCTGGGGTTCTCTTTCGTGAAAGCGATGGTCTCCAGGGGAGTGCAGGACAATACTTCCTTGACCAAGACACCATGAGGTGAGCAAGAGTGGACTATCAGGAGCTGGAGGCGTTCATGCGGCTGCCGCCCGAGGAGAGGGAGCGCCGCACGGTGCAGACCCTATCCGACGTAAGGGAGGGAGTGCGACAGTTGACCAAGGTCCTCGGCTCCGAGTCCTGTCCGTTCGCGGCCTGCGAGCTCAAGAAGACCGTCGACAAAGTGAACGGCGACGTCGAGCTCCTGAAGAAAGAGAGGAGAGAGAGGAAGGAGACGAAGAAGACCTGGAGAGACTACGCCATGAGCGGGGGGCTCGTTGTCCTCGGTGGAGTGATCTCCGCGATCGTCGGGAGCCTGTAGTATGCCTTATTGCAGCACGGCAGAGCTGATAGCGGCAACGGGGAGCACCTATGATACCACGACTTTACTGGCTCTCATCGATCGCGCCGATCGGCAGATCGACGCCCGCCTCCTTGCCGCGAGAGTACCGGCGGGCGGGGACGCCGTCAAGGAGGCATCGCTGTGCCTCTCCATCTCCATGCTTCTCACGCGCATGCGCATGGATGGCACTAAGACCGCATCGACATCGATGGACGGGACGATGGGGATGAGCGAGAACATCGACACGGCGATCGCGGGATACGAGAAGCGAGCATGGCAGCTGCTGGACAATTACATTGCTTACGCTCAGCCGAGAAAGAGGCACTACATTGCCAGGAGCGACCGATGACCGGTGCCGAATGGGAGGACTCCCCCTCCTT